GATAGTTTTGTTGATACGGCTTTACGTATCACCCTCCTATCCAGTTTGGCTTTTGCTGCCATCTAAATGGGTTCCTAACTTACTGCGTTTCTTTAAACCTTCATCAGATATATATCTATCTGTTTTTGCCAACAGCCACTGGCTTGCTTTTCGCCACCCGCAAGACTTGGCATATGTTAATGCCTGATCCAGTGCTTGTAGTTCATCTGGTATAGGAGACAAGTGTTTCTCATCCTGTGTATCCAACACATAACCAAAAGGTATAGTGCTGGTTTTTCTTCGGATTTTATTTAGATTTTTTAACTGATCCACCGTACATCCTCTTTTTAGCTACTTTGCCACCCATCATTTTCTTTGGTTTAACTCTTCCACCGGATGCCCTTTTTTTTGCTTTTGCAGCGTTGGCTATCCATTTTGCACTTGTAACTCTCCGCAGTAATGCAAGTGCTTGTGAAATTGCTTGATTCGTATTATCTTTTGGTGTATTACTCATAATCTTTTTCCTTTACCACCTACTAGTTTCACGAAATAAATCTCCCTGTTTTGTTGGTTCTTCTTCTGGAGAATCATACAGTTCATCAATAGCTTCTATCTTATCTTGATTGCTTGCAATAGCCCCTATCCACTTATCTATCTCTGCTGTAATATCAGAATGTTCTCCAATACCTACAGCAGAATGTAATAATACATCAAGGTTAGCTTTTGCTAAACCTATATTAGCCACGTACTGTGCCCTTAATGCTTGTAACCTCATAGTTTAATCTTTCTTTTCACGTATAAAAAATCCAACAGCACCGGCTGCACCACAACAAACCATAACTACGCTTTGCCATAAGTCACTTGGTACCATTATGCCTAACATAGCAAATACACCACTGAGTGCCGCATATGATGAAGGCTCTTTAAATCTATTCATTAATTCAACCATTAGTATCTTCTCCTTGTTTATCAGTCATACACGCACAGGGATTTTCCTCTGAGCATGTACAGTTTTCACAATCACAATTTTCACAGTTGCAATTCTTTTTATCTTCGTCTGCCATTATTGGCCAGCCAAAGGATTATCTAAAGCTCTTACTAACATTGTTCTCAATCTCTCTTCCAGTTCTTGGAGTTTAGTATCAATTGCTTCTGATCTACGAGTTGCATCAGACTCAATAGCCGTTCTTTTATTATCAAATCTATCGGCTGCATGATCAATTAAGGTTCGCATATCAGATTCTATCTGTCTTAATATACCACGAACTTCTAGATCTAGACCTCTTGCTCGCCTGTCCACACCAGCAACTTGATCTTGTACTTCGTTAATATCTTTTCTTAGGTCTGTACGAATTGTTCTTGCATCGTCTTGTGCAGCACTAACTAATTCTTTTACCGCAGACATCTCTGTAGTTATATTTGTCTTTAATGCAACAACTTCTGTATTTGTATTGGTCTCTACACTAGTAAGACGTTCTTCTAGCACATCAAGTTTTACAGTAAAGCTAGTAAGATTAGGAGCAACGTAGCCATTTATCTTTTCCTCCATTGCTACCCAACGTGCGTACCCTTCAAAACCAGCCCAAAGACCTCCTCCAAGTGTACCAAGTAAAGGTAGAATTAGCAGTAACCTACTGCCTTTAACTTTAATTCCTTTATATTCTACCTCACTACTCATACTGTTGTCCAATCATTTTTTCTATTTGTAAATTTGATCGCACACTAATGTAACTTCCTAGGGGGTCGGGCATAATAGAATCTGTATAAATATCTTCTGCAACGTACCACGTTGGCTGAACAACTGTTGCTACATTTTGGTATGTAGATATATCTGGACCGAGAGCATTAACAAGAGCAAGGGTAGTAATCTGTGATACAGGGTCATAGCTATTTGGTAGTCCTGCTATAATTTGATTGGCTTTCTTTTGTTTCTTTTCCTGCTCTTTAGTTGGCTTCTCCGCCATTGTCTCTTTTGGTTTTTCCTCATTAGCTTCCTTAGCTACTTCTTTTTCTTTAGGTTCTTCTTCAGCTACTTCTTTTTCTTGAGGTTCTTCCTGTTCTTTAGCAACCTCTTTAGCTTCCACTGTATTGCTAGTAATTGTTTTTTCTTCTGCATTAGCTTCTTTTTTAATTTCTTCTTTAACTTCAGGAGTTGTTTCCACTTTATTATCCGCAACTTCTACAGTTCCCTCTACTTCTTCCTGTGTAAATTCTACTGGCTCAGGTTCAGGTGCTTCTATTTTTGGTTCTTCTACTGGTTCACTCATTGGTTCTATATCAGCTATAACAACTTGCATCTCTTGATCTGGCATCTTTACTTCTACAGATTCTACATCCATACCTATGTTTTGTATTTCTGCTACCATAGTTTCAACTTTTACCATCACTTCTTCCATGGACATTTCCCCCGTAGTGCCCACATCCTGAAACATATCCCCAATAACGCCAACACTTAAAGTTTCAGGCATACCCTGTATGTCATTCATGTTATCCATAGAAGACGTTGGTTCTAATTCAAAATGCATAACCACATCCATGTTTTGCATCTCTATGTCCATCTTTTGTTGTTCTTCTACAGAAGCATTTTCGTATGTTTCTATTAGGTCTAACTTTATAGACTCTTCCATTTGCATCGGTTGAACAATGTCTATCCAAGTATTTACCACAGTTGTTATAACATTGTAGTTTACTGTATACGAAACATTGTCAAACAATGGGCCTGTAGCAAGATTTGCGTTATCTACTCCACCTACTCGTACAAACACTCTATCAAGGCTGTTATCAAAATCGTAGGAGCCTGTATAGGTAGTAGCGTTGTTGTTGTTCTGTAGGTTTATTTCTCCGGTATCCCACTGTAATACATTGTTGGAATACCCTTTGGTTTGAAAGTACGCACTATCTTCTGTGTCATAAAAGTGCATAGATAATTCCCAATCTAATGCACCCCCTTGTGTTATATGAAAGTCACTTATATCTACATACTGGTCAAAGGTAGTTAGAGTACTCCCCGTGATCTCAGCACACTTACCAGATCCAATTTCACTGGATGGGCAGGTACCGTGCATTTTTGCTGGCCCAATTCCTCCCCAGTCTGAATCCATGTCTCCTTGCTTGGTGTTGCCCACAAGACCTTGATCGGAGTGCAGGATGTCTTCGGTTGTTTTGTTTTCAATAATCGTAATCGTTTGAGTAACTGTATCAATGTGTCCATCACCTAAATGTTCTGTTTCTACTTCTTCAACTATTGTTTCGCCTTCTTGAAGTAGTTCTGCCTGTGCTACATTAAAATAGAAAAAATAACAAAAAGCCAAGAGCACCAAGGCTAATGCCAACGGTTTCTTCTTCTGTAGGTAACCAATCTGCATCTGTAACATTTTCTTCAACCCACTTATCATAATCTGGTTTCATCTCTGGATTCTCAGCCCATGCTTTTGCAGCCTCTATGCCTATCTTTCCTCTAAACGGACAGGGTGTCCCGGCCATTTCCATCGCATTGAACACTCTTGGGTCTTGGCAGAGCATAGCTACGGCTCCTACTTTCATTCCCATTCTATATAAGGCACGGCTAAGTTTTAGCCTTTCACAATTCATGTCCCTTATAGATGTTCCTCCCGCTACTCCCAGTATCTGGGTTTGTATAGCGGCAGAGGCTGCATAACTACATACGTCTTGGTTATTGTTGCCAAACGATGGGGCATTTGCAGTGCTAACCGTTCTGTCTACCGTGGTAGTTCCCGATACAGTGCCACTACTTGATGTTACTGTGTTTGTTTGTGCCCAAGATTCTTCTTGCCAAAAACCTACACAGACCACTACTAAAATAGTTAGCCACCATTTGTACATTGCTAATCCTCACCATTATCAACCACCACTGGCATTGCTGATTTGCTTGGCATAAGTACAATGCCGTGCAGTGCCCGTACATCATGTTCTTGTTTTTCTATCTTGCCTAGCCCTACTCTATCTAAAAGAGTCTGAGCTGCCTTCAGTCTAAGTTCTTGTCTAGGGTTCAGTCCGTCATCATTCATGGACTCTACCACTCTTGATACGGCTGTCGCCGAATTAACGGCTAGTTCTCGCTTGGATATGTCTACGATTTCGTCTGCAAGGCTTTTAACCAACCATGTTCTAGAAGAAGGAGAGTAACCGGCTTCCTCACAGGCTAGGGCTATGTTGCCTTTGTTTACGAAGAGACAGTTGAGAAACTTTTGTTGCTTCTCGGTAACTTCTTTTTTTTTCTCTGCTAAGAGTGCTGAAGTCATCCGTACGTCTTTGCCTTTCTCATTCCGCCACCCATAGCGTACGTCTTCATTGCCTTGCCACCGTATGCCATTTTCTTTTTGTTAACGGGGCCACCACGGGCATTTTTAACTCCCGGCCCGCTTGTCTTTAGAACACCAAATTTATTTATTAAACTATTTTGTTCAGCAGTACCTACAGAAAAGAATTTTAAATCAGGCATAAATTTTGCTATGTTTGCCATAGTGGCTGGCAAATCTATATTAGGGGGTATAGTAAAGTCATCGTTGGCCATCCTCTAGATCTCCGCACACGCATAACAATTAATTTCTAGGCCTACTGCTACTTCTTTAACTACTGGTGATTTCCACATGGTATGTCTCCTTTTATATATTTAACTTGGGTTATCTTGGGGAGGTGGAGGTTTAGGGTCTAGTAACCCTCTCCGGAGGTAGAACATTAATTATCCCTGCCACCCCCCAAACTGTATACGTGTAGTACAAACCGTGACCCCCTTGTGTGTATATTTCATTCTTGTGGGGGTGTGAGTGTACTTGTACTACATGTACCTACCATTATACACTGTATATACAAACTGTCAAGGAAAAAGTGCCTTTATTGTGTTTATTTATTTTTTACTTGACAACTCTGAAATACGGTGTATACTGAGGGTACTCCCGTTAAGGTAAACCACCCTGTATGTCTACTGTTGGTCTACTTAAAGTAGGCACAGGTTTTACTGGGGAATATCCTGTAGGGGTAGCCCTCTGGTTGGACTGGTGGTGGCCGCCCAAAATTATAGGTAGGCACTGGTAGGGTGGTCTTAAAATATACAAAATTGACTGTGGTTGCATACAGTGTATAGGGTACCCCCCAGTGGCCCTAACATGCCCCTAATCCGCCATTTTTTATTATTAATAACGACAATCCGACAGTAAACCCCCTGCACCACCAACAGCACCACAAAAGAAAAACCCCTTGCTCACATGTACACGTCATTTTTACGGTATGACATTTTTGTAACTGGTTGGTTGGGTTGAAGGTCAACTATATAGGGTACAAAGGCGTGTCTTTCAAAGAAAAACCCAGCGGGTTAACACTGGGTTAGTTGTGGTCTTATGTGGTGGTGTGCTAATAGGTCTTAAGCAAGTTCCCTGCA